TAGTGCTGTATTAACTGGACCCTCCCTATGTCGTCTCCATACAGGTCAACAGACGATGCATTGACTGGTTCGTCACTCATGTACAATTCCTACAATGTGATTTTCCAAAACCAGACAAACTCCAGTGTCTAGGACTTTAATCTTCTCTATCATCGGCATGTTAACCACGACCAGAGATTTCTCCTTAAAGTGCGTGGCACAGTCATCAGAAACGGCAACAATCCTACAAAGCTTGTACTGTTCGTCAGGTGTCCTATAGTCTTCTGGAAGGAGGACTTTGGGAGTGTTCTTTTCTTGGGGAAGAACAACCACCTCCACCTGCAAATGCCTATTTACTGGCTTAAAATTCATGTCTACTCCGAAATAGTGCGGCCCAACATCTTATCGATTTGGCCATAGACTTCTTTGATACTATCAATGTCAATACCGCCTTTGTGAAGACGATACGCCCTAATTGTAGCACGAATCTCGTCCTTCGTTAACCATCCATTATCAGAATATTCTTTGCGAAGTTCTCTCTTCTGCTCTTTGAAGGGCTCGATAGCTTCCTCGATTGAGTACAGGGATTTAATATAATTCTCAATGTACTGTTCCTTCTTGGTCTTTGTCTCTCCCATTTTTTCTCCTTTTAGGGTGTTGGTTTGTCAATATTAACAGACGTCATCGCTGATGTCAAGAACTTTTATTCGTCATCATCATCAACCTCAGAATCTGAGGTTTCGGGAAGCTCTTCTCCGCGGAGTTCTGCACACTCTTCGAAAGACATCGCATTGTCAAAGATAAAGTGATAGTTGTTGTCGCGTAGAAGATTGTATACCCTCTCTATCGGAATGAAATAGCCCATATGTGTAATTGGATCTTTGGTGAAACCCATTGGCTGAACCGTGATTCGAGAAGGAATTCCGATATACTCATATGTCTTTCGTTCTTCCGAATAACGATATAGTGCACCGCCAGAGTTGCCAAAGATTGTTTGCGCGGTGGACATCCAGTATCGATAGTGACTAATCTCGTCGTCCATGTAGCAAATGTGGCCGTTCGTGGCGATGGGGGCATGCCCAAGAGAAGCCCCTACAGCGTAACACGGGTCGAAGATATGAACATTTTCAATATCTTCTTCAGGAAATAAGTTCGCTATATAGGGGGCCCGGGCCTCCTTGTCGCGAACCCTCAAAAGAGCCCAATCCTGGCCACCTTCGACCTCCGAATAGGCCACGATATCAGCCTCGATAGCAAAACTTCCGATGCAGTGAGAATAATTATTATACTTAAAATATTCTACATATACTGTATCTAGAATCTCGGTATCCATCTTCTTTTTCTTTACCGGGTTCCATCTTTTCTCAACCTTGATGCACCTAGCCACTACGTGGTGGTTAGTTATAACATAGGTGTGATATTCTCCGTTGTGTTTTTCGGAATACACAACGGTGCCGCTTCCACCAGAACCTTTGGCGCGAATGCGAACGGTGGGATAAAACATTTCTTCATGCTTTTTGACTATTTTAGGTGATACAGGCATTATGTAGTTCTCCTTGTGTGCCGGGGGACGAAGCCCTATGTTTAAATAGTACTACCCGCACTTAGCATACCCACAAGAAGTACACGTTATGCACCCATCCTGGTAAAGAAGTGCTTCTGCCGAGCACTCTGCGCAAACTCGATCGCTGGGCTCTTCTCCGTCTTGGATATAATTTTTCAATATCCTAGCAATGCACCTAGCAAAGCTGAACATATCAGAATCCTTGTCCTTTTGAAGCTGTTCTACCATAAACCTGACCTTGGCGCCGTGCCTCAATCCCAAGGATATCATTCGAGTAAAGGCGGAATTGTTGGGATTATCGAACACTTTGACCACATCCTTGATGTGGATTGTGTCGCCGTTATACCCAAAAGAAAGATCATAACGATTGTTTTTTGTTTTGAAGCAGTGCTTAGCCAGTTGCCCTTTGTCGTATTTCTTCGGGATCTCAATCAAGCTAGCTTCGCCGCCCAAAACCTCGTAAGGCTTGCCCTCCAAGAGGCCTACCAAAACAACCCATTTCTCTCCCCCGATGGTGGTGTGGTGAATATCGCAATCCAGAACCTCTGGGCGTTTGGGCGCGCTCCTATGTGGGAACTCTTCTGTCATTTCGGCGCTCCCTTCTTGCGTGATCAGGACCCCGCTTCGCGAGCCGTCCACATATACTGTAATCCCCTTAAGGCCCTTCTTCCAGCCCTGTAAATATAGTTCTCCCACAACAGACGGATCTGTATCTTTAGGCAAATTAATTGTGGAAGAAATAGAGTGATCAATGTGCTTCTGAATTGCAGCCTGAATCTCAATCCTCTTTGTCCAATCAATCTGCTCCGATGTGACAAAGAACTTTGGAACATCAGTGCTCCCCAAAAGATTCAAAAATTCTTCAACATTATGATGAAAAACTTTATACTCGACCCAACGATCACCCAGATCATCAACGAAATCTGCTTCCAAAGCTTGCTCGTTGTGAGACAGTTTTCGCCTGCGAATGTAGGAGTTGCGGAATACAGGTTCGATGCCGGTGCTGGTTTGCGACAAGAGAGAAACAGAGCCAGTTGGAGCGTTGGTGAGAATAGAGATATTCCTGCGGCCGTGCGCCCGAATCTGTGCCTGCAGCACTTCCGGCAAGTCTTTGATAAATGAATTATCCTCCTCCTTCTCCCAATCGAACGCAGGGAACTGACCGCGTTCTTGGGCCATCTTGACGCTCTCTTCGTACGCACTTATCTTCATAATCCTATAAAGATCGTCAACGAAAGCTATGGCTGCCGGGTCGTCATAAGCAAGATTAAGACAAGCGATCGCGTCAGCTAGCCCATGAGTTCCTAAACCAGTGCGGCGCCCATTGGTGCAAGCACGAATCATGTTATCCCACAATTCTCTCTCATCATCCGTGTCACATGCGCTCTTGATTTTTAAAAGCTTCTCATTTTCTAATTCAACCAAATCATCGGACAGGCGAGTCGCCACGCGGACTACATTACTGAACTCTTTCAGATCAAATTTCGCTTTTTCAGTAAAGGGGTCTTTGACAAAATTCTTTAAATTTACAGAAATCAGCCTACAAGAATCGTAGGCAGAAAGCGCAATCTCTGCACAAGGATTTACACAAATTGTCTTGAACTCATCATATTCATTTGCAGGAAGTCGACTTGTAATATTGTCCCACATCAAAAGCCCGGGCTCAGCAGTTTTGGTGGCCGAATTGATGATCGATTCCCATAAATCAGTGGCAACAATCGTTCGAGTATGTGTTGGATTATCAGAATCAACTGGAAATTGCAAAGTAAACGATTGTTTGTTTTCGACAGCCTCCATGAAGCTATCGCTTATTTTAACTGAGACGTTGGCACCAGTGACTTTGGTGAGGTCCTCCTTCATCTTCACAAACTTCTCGATGTCAGGATGTCGAACATCCATAGAGATCATGAGCGCGCCGCGGCGCCCGTTCTGGCCAATCATTCGACACACATAAGAATAAAAGTCCGCAAAACTCCAAGCCCCCGTAGTTGTGCGCGCCGCATTGTTCACTACTGCATTTTCTGGACGTAGCTGGGAGATGTCGAGGCCGACGCCGCAACGGTTTTTAAACAAATTAGCAAGCTGCTTGCCGGAATCCATAATGGAAGAAATATTATCTTCCGGAGAGGCGACGACAACACAGTTGGATAAAGACGCGTTGACGTAATCATTCCCTATCCCGAACATGGGGGAACCCTGCGGAACGATATAATCGAACCCCTTTAGAAAGTCGTAAATCTCCTCCTCTTTCAGGGAGTTTTGAAACTTATTTTCAATTCTGGCGAACTCAGCAGCGAGACGGCGATGCATGTCGTCTGGAGTCTTCTCCATGTGATTTCCAAGCTTGTCCTTCAAACAATATTTCGTCATCCAGACATTCGTCGCTAGCTCATCGCCATTAAAATATTGTAAAGTCTCTTTCTTAACTTGCTGTTCGTCGTGCATCGCTCTTCCCTTCCTCCTTCCAGGACATATACTTCTTCTTTATTTTGCTCATCTGTTGATCGGCAGCTTTCACGTTGATCTCTTCGATAGTTTCGTTGGTCGGCTCAAATACTTTAATCTTCACATTGCTAGTATCCATGAATATAGGATATATCATCCCGTCATAGCCTTGCCTATTCTTCGCAACAAACATTCTTCCCGTGTTGGCAACCTTATCCTCGATCGTCCTAGAAACAGTGCATATGAAATCTGCCACAAAACATTTATTAAAAGCTTCGCTAATCGCCTCCATGGTGATGACCTCAGCGTTCAGTCCTGAGCGGTTGGTCTGAGAAGCGGTCCAGAAAACGCACTTAAATTCCTGTGCTAGTCCGCGCAACTCCTCGTACATGCTTTCAAGTTCATGCCTCTTTTCCCTTTCCACGCGTTTTGGCCGCAAAAGATCGGCGTAGTCGACAATGACCATGTCAACGTTAATACCGCGTGTTCGCAATTTCTCCAAATGTGTCTTTATAGTACTCGTACTCGCTGTTTTCGAGGGGTACTCTTTAATTATGAGCGTCCCATCGAAATCGGACACCTTTTCGTACACCTGCTCCTTAAAAATTGGAAGGTCATTGATGGCCACGCCTGTCAAGCAACTATCGTACCTGAGACCTATAGACATGTCCTGTAGTTCTAATGTATAGTGCACAACAGTCTTGCCCTCCTTGACAGCTTGTGCGCCAAGGTGAACAAGAACCATGGACTTGCCCGCGCCTGTTGGCGCGATAACCACCCCAAGCTCGCTATTTCCCAGTCCTCCATTCGTGATGTCGTCAATCAATTTCCAACCGGTTGTCACCGGGTGGCGCATCTTTGGTACGTATCTTTGCTCAAAATCGGTGATGTATTCATACCCAAAATCATTATCAGAACCGAGCTTGATAGCATCATTGATGACCGAACTGATTTCGTCAAAAGAGGAGTGTTGCAACAAATCAACTGACTTAATCATTGCCTCTTTGAGCTTTTGCTTCTTGCAAAAGTCCAAGGCAACATCTTTGATATATTCTGCCTCTCGAATCTCCTTAGAAGAGAGAGCGCGGGCCAAAAAGTCCCGCGTTTGTTTGCGTACAGCCTCACTCTCATCCTCAAGCTCCGACCTTAGGATGGTCGTCATGATTTCGTACGTAGGGTGAGTTTCGTATTTCTCCCGATAAGCAAAGATCTTCTGCACGAAGACTTGCAGATACTTTAACTCGAAGAAGCCAATTGCCAAAACTTCCTGCATCTGGTCGCAGAAAGTTCTTTCTTGTAAGATTAGGTGTGCTAGTTTATCCTGAAAGGATTTTCCAAATTTAGAGAAGTCAACCTTTTCATCATTCATGTGGTGGCCGACTCCACCTTTCTCAAAAGCAGTTCGTTCATGACGCGGACCTTTCTTGTCAAAGAATCTTTTATCAAAACAACAGCAGGCGAAAGAGGGGACTTTATTGATACGACCTTTTTAGAAGGATCTGTCCTCCCATCCTTTGCCCATGTAAAGGAGACTCTAAGCTCCTTGTGTAGACCGTGGCCAAGTTCCTCAATCCTGTGATAGCCTAGGAGATTCCCCTCCTCATCATTAATCTTCGATGAGGAGTAGTAGCACCCCCCAATAAACTGCTTATAATCAAACTGGAAATTCATACTCACTCTTTTATCAATTAAGCTGCGCAGGGAGGACTCGAACCTCCAACCTAGTGGTTAACAGCCACCCGCTCTGCCGATTGAGCCACTGCGCATTAATCATGTTTATCTCGATGACATCGCTGTTTTTGTCTTGCCTTGCCAAATGCTATTCTTAACCTTGATAGTGACATGCCAACGTTTATGCACCTCTGCAGAGATCCTATCTTTAAGGGGTACAATCATCGCATGTGTCAACCTAGTGTCATAGGGCGCCTGTTGTTGAACGATGACTAGCTTCACTTCGGCATCGAAGTTAAGAAACTTATATTTAACACCCTCCTTTAGGAAGAGTTTATCGCTCTCTTCTCCACAAATTACTTCCGCCAATGCCACCTTTTCTGTAAAACTCTTCTTCTTTGCTAGTGCTTTTAGATCTGCTGCGGTTGCCATAAATCATCATCCCTTTTCATTTAAACACCGGTCGGCCCAGTGGGATTTGAACCCACAACCTCAGCTTTATAAGAACCGCGCTCTAACCTTTGGAGCTATGGGCCAGTAAATACTTCATAAGTATATCGGAATATACTCATGAAGTCAAGAGCTATTAACGCATCTTTTGCATGGGAACTCTGAATTTTTCTTTATTAACCCCTATTTTAATTTGAGGGAGGAAATACAAACCAGAAAAAATCTTATACTGATGGTTGATTTTGTCATAAAAGTCAACAACCTTTTGACGATATTTTAACACATTCTGATCATCCTTTCCTGTCGTGTCCGAAAGCCATACGCCGATGTAGATGTCCACCGTTGGATTGTCGATCTTTTTGATTAACCCGTTAGCTAACACATCCTTTCGTAGAGACAAGAAATTGCCAGCACCATAAAAACAAACTCCATTGTTAATGTCGCCAGCAGAATCCTTGTGAGGTTTTGTGGTACTCCAGCCGACGTTGTTATAGTTCGCAACGTATGTCATAGCGGACCCCTTATCAAAACTCTCATACATGAACGACGCCGCACCACTCAGGGCTCTCTTGAGAAAGGTCTTGATTTTGCCGGGCTTCAAACCACTGTTCTTATAGACATTCTGTAGATGCTTCGTTGCAGCTTTAAGGTACTTCTCTGGATCATCAGAGTATCTTAGTTTCAAGCTCTGGTTCAGATATCCTTTATCGACACGAGTTTGAATCTGTTGCCTAATGTCCTCATCCGTATTTGGTGTGGATGGCTCGTGGTCATTTGCCGCACACTGGAAATCAAACCACTCAGGGGCGCCCAAATTAAGCGTGTCGTGATAGGTGGACGCCAGGATCTGGGCGGATCCTCGTTCGATCTGGGCTAAGTACCTAGTGATACCGTCCTTGAGTTGGAACTTGCCATTGGGCTGCCGCTTCGTTACGGAGATGGGAGTTTTCTGCCCATCTTTATCTATAGCGGCGACCATGGCAGGAACCTTGGCACGCTGATGGCCGTTCCTTCGAACTTGTGAGTTAACCAAATCAAGCTCAAGCTGATTGAGGGAAATCATCTTCGTATACTTCTGATCAAATCCAGGAATATTCCCTTTCAACTCTGTGTACATTTCTTTATTCATTCTTTATCCCTCTCCCTGGTCAATCCAGTTGCTAACTGCAGTTGCGACTACGGCCCAAACAGAGCCAGCGGCAAACAATCCAAGTACAAACTTGAGTGCCGCTTCTGCGTCGTCCGTAGCGAACCACAGACAAGTGAATGAAAACACTACCGATAGTAGCAAGCCTACCAATGACCTGGCTGTCTTTGTCCTAAACATAATAACCTCCTTGATTATGGTTTATAATATCTTATCTAGTAGCTCTTGTCAAGAACTATTTTATCGTCTTCGTAGCAGAGCGGGAATGGGGCTGTCCAGTGGAAGCACCACGTTGCAGCCCGTCAAGTCCTCTCCAGAGCCTACCACATCAGTCTTGCCCACTTCCTCGCACTCTGCGGTGTTGACAAAACCTACTGCCCCATTCGCGCAATAATCGTCCGGACTCCACTCAGATACGTCTGAGATTCCATTGCCGTCCATATCAAAGTCGCACTCGTCCCCAATACCATCTTGGTCTGAATCGATCTGATGAAAATTATAGACTGTGATACAGTTGTCTACATGATCGTGGACTCTATCTCCGTCGCGGTCTGTTACACACTGCATGTTCTTGGTGTAGTCGCGCCTATGCAATAGGGGGCATTCGTCAGTCACATCGAGGACTCCGTCGTTGTCGTCGTCCGAATCACACACGTCTCCCCACCCATCACCATCCGTATCTACCTGACTAGGGTTGGCAACATCTGAACAGTTGTCATCAGAGTTGTTCACCGAATCTCCATCCAGATCCTCGTCACAAGAATCTCCTAGGCCGTCGGCGTCTCTATCAAATTGATTTGGGTTCCAACTGGTACGGCAAGTGTCGCACGCGTCGCCCCAACCATCCGAGTCTACATCCATCTGATCCGGGTTGGCGGCCCATGGGCAGTTATCGAAGTCATCCTCCATCCCATCCTCATCAAAGTCGTCGGCAAACTGCTGAGTGTCACCCTGGTCAGTATTGGCGATTAGGACGCTCCCTCCGCCTCCTCCACCCCCTCCGGATTCCTCCGGGGTCCCACAGAGGCCTCCGGCGCACTCGCCCTCCTCGTCGGCGTGAGCGACGTTTACGAACGCCAAGCTAATCATAATCATATTCTTCAACATTTTAAACTCCTAGTTTAGTTCTTAGTAGGGAAGGCGGGACTTGAACCCGCAAGCCGTGAGGCGGGAGATTTTAAGTCTCCTGTGTATGCCATTCCACCACTTCCCCAAATCATAGTAACATAATACACGTTTTTGAGGAAAGTGTCAACCCTTTTCTTTCTTAGGATTAAGGAAACTCAAAATTACTTGTATAATCAATACAAAGTAAAGGAGCCCCACTTTATCCAGACACTCTCATTCTAATTTACTCAAGTCCACTATAAAATCTAAATTTCCATCGTCCTGCAACAGATAACATTTGCCATTAAAATATGTCATATCTTTCATTTTAACGATCTCGTTGCATCGCCTAGCTGACCAATCTCCCGTACGTTCTCGAACGCACTGAGAGGTGGAAAGGAGAAGGCCCAAAGAGAGGGAGAAAAATAAACAAAGTATTTTTGTTCTCCTTCGTCCTCGTGCGCGTTCCTGAACCAGGAAAGCATTTATATCCTGAGTTCTCTCTGCCTCTCTCCTGTTGGGGCAGACTGGGCAACCCGTTATCATAACCAACTAATCACGTACCCGTTATTAACACCATCCCCAATCTGGAAATTTAGCTGATATTCTTCTAGTATATCTAATACAATTTCTCTCATGGAGGGGGAATAACCTGTTATAAAGTGAGCCTCCATATCGCTCCCCCAATGCAGTTCAATAAACTCTATGCACATTCTTCGAGCGTCTTCGTGCTTGACATTGTGCAAATCCAACTGAGGTGTAGGCAGTTCCTTGCTCTGTTTTTGAGTGCGTTTATTTCTTGGCATTATGATCGGAGATATTCCTTTTAAAATTCTGAAACAGATCAACCAGCGAGATCTCTCCTATCCCATCTTGTATCATCATCTTGCGTACGCCGGTCTTATTCAAGAGCGGCTTAAAGTTTTTGAAAATGTCGTTTATGTGCTGCTTCTGCTGAATTGAAATAGAAGGAGCGTAAAGTTGCATCAACTTGTAATTCTCTCTTATGATCGTCTCTCCCTCAACAATGTTTGTGTGGGCACCAACTTTATTTTCTACGGCCTCGCAATACTCAACGACCTCTTTGATTGAACAGTCTCGTTCCTCGGACAGAAACGGCAGTCTCTTTGCCACGGTGGCCAGTCCGACGCGTCCTACGCCAGAAAGATTATCGCTTTTGTCACCCACGATGGCCCGGGCCAATGCAAAGTTGCGAGGATGAATGCCGAACTTCTCGACTACCCTGTTTTTATTCAAAACTTCCTTTTGTATGGGGCGATAGAGAACCGTCTCCCGATCAAGCAATTGAATAAAATCCTTATCAGAACTTACAATTATCTTTTGCCAACCTTGGTGGACTCGGTGGTTTACCACATAGGAGATAACATCGTCTGCTTCGACACCATCTGACACCAACTGAATCATTGGCATCTCATTCAAATATTCAAAGAGGCGCGTTTGTTGCCAAATCTTATTAGCAGTCTCCTCATTCTCAGAGAGGTTCCGGATTGTGCGGTTAAGCCTGATTGGCTTTCTCCCCTCCTTATAACCTTTGTTGACTGACTTTCGCTTTTGAGAGCCACCTTGACCATCCCAACAGATAATAATCCTGTCTGGGCTCATCTCTCGCACAAGTCTGTTTGTTATTTTCAGGAAACCCTTAAGGCCTCCAATTGGCTGTCCGTTCGAGGACAGTGACGGGTCTACGATATATGCTCGGATTAACTGATTAAGGGCGTCCAACAGCAACAACTTTTTCGGCTTCATTTTCTCGCTTTATTTATTCTTTCTCTACGTTTTTTGTAGAATTAACAAGTATCAAATCCTCTCTTTCAAACCACCGGAGTGCTTTTCGATCAAAGAAGTAAACAACATATATAGTATACTCTCCCCAGGGCTCAATGTCAACTATTATTCCCAAACC